TGTCGTTCCACGCCTTGCCCTCACCGATCTTCTTCCGGCCGGTGTCGGTTTCGTACCCAACCTCACCCTGAGCCAGCTGGTAGTTGCCGGCCGTCCACTCGGCGGCAGTCTTCGACCGATTGATTTTGTCGACAGTTCGTAGCGGATTTGGAAAACTCATTAGCTCATCCTCATTAAGACGACCAGGGATGCGGCGATTACAAAGCCAAACACCGCAAGGAGTGCGACGAACAAAGCAATCGGGTCACGCTTCATCCCTTCACCGTCACCGTCAGGGCCATGGTTGTGGAGCCGACGATGACCGGGCACACGTATGCGGCCGAAAAGCATGCGTCCGGGACCGGGTGAGCGCCGACAGTGACGTTGGTCACCACGGCGTTGCCCGAATCGTAAACTTGCACCGGCGCCACGCCAGCGGCCGGAGCGGCATGCCATTTGATCTGAGTCGCACCGTTGGTTGCAGCAATGGTGACGATGCCACCGGCCCAGCGGGCGTAGGGGAAACTACCGGACGTTGTGGCAGCCGAGCTGTTGGCGGTGATCACGGAGTTGCCGCCCGAGCGGCGTTCAATGGCGTTCATCGGCCCTTCCCTTTGAGTGCGTGCTTTTCGATGACCTTCTCTCGCAGCTCACCTGCGCTAGCCTTTTTGTTCGCCGTTCGCAAACGGCGAACTTCCTTCTGGATGATCTTCTCGTTCAATACGGATCGCTTCGGTTCGGCAGGGCCGGGGTCATAATTGTAAATGCCCTGAACGGCCAAACGTCGCTTCTGGGCGACACGCTTAATGTCGTCTACCCCGGACACCCATGCGTCCGGGTCTTTCCAGCCACGCTTGTCTGCGAGTCCTCCGACGTAGTATTTCCCTGAGATGTCTACGCCCGCCTCACGCGCCTCTTTGACGACGTACTTCGCCTGCCGAGGCGGCATTTCGTCCAGCTGCTGGTTGTTGTACCGTCCCTCCATAAACGCCCTGTCAGAGCCAAGCGACCCTGGGGCGGTCTGGTATGCGCACATTTCCGCCCACTTCTCGCCGTGCGGGAGCGCCTTTTGGTACGTTTCCACAGCCTCTAGGCCGAGGCGTTTAATGTGGTCAGGGATCACTGCTGCTCCTGTGGCGGTTCGCCCGTAGGAGGTCCGGGCGGAGGTGGTGGTGGTACGAGGTAGCGGGACACATCGAAGTTCATAGTGTTCCCCCAGTCCTCCAGCATGGCATTGAATAGTTCTGGCCTGCCTGCCTGCAGAAGCCCCTGGGCGACGGGCATAATGATTTGCATAGCGTTGTTCAGGTTTTCCACCTTGGTGGCGATATTCGGCTTGCGGGCCGAGCCGGCTTCAACGCGGTAGCTGTACTCCCGGACGATGGTGTCTGGGGCCTCGTTCAGCACATGCATCTGCCACGCCTGAGCCGCCATGGGGCCGAGCAGCGGGGCGACGTCCTGGGGCGAGACAAGCCACCTCGCCATCAACGCTTCCTTGCGGGCGACCTCCGAAAGGGCGTCCTCCAGCTGGTTGGCATAGTCGTCAGGGCGGACGGAGATTTGCTCCGCCTTCACCTGTGCTTCTGCAGCGGACCTGAACTGATTTCTGGACATGCCGTAAATCAGCTCTGTGAGGCCCACGCGGCGGTCAAATAGGGCCGTCACCTCAGCAATGATCTGATACATGTCCTGGGTGACGCCAGGCATTTGGAAGACGCTGATCACATCGTTGACGCTGCGGCCAATAGCTTCGCTGATTTCAACGATTTTGAATCCGCCTTCCGCCTTCTCCAGAATCTTCGATTTGATGTCGGGGTCGGCAGCCTTTGCGACTCCAACAAGCGTCTGCGACGACGTCGCAATACGGGTTGCCAAGAACGACATGGCCCAGTTGATGAATCGCAACTCGCCGATGCCTGGCCGGATGAGGGAGACGGGCCAGCTGTATCCGGGCTTTCCATGCCACGCCATTAGCGTAAACGGCCAGCCGTTTGGTTCTGCCCAGAATGGTATCGGCCACTGTGCGGACATAAACAGCGACTGCGGGATGCCCGTCTCGTCTACTTCCTCCTGCAGCATCTCCGGCGGCGCGTTTAACGGGAAGTCAACGCCTTCGGCTACGACGATGTAGCAGTTCGGCCCAAGGGAGTCGAACTTCCCGCGTAACTCCTTGTCGCCGTCTTTCAAACGGTCGCCGAATCCAGTCTTGGAGTAGACTTCCCAGTACGTTAGCAGGTCGTTTGTTTTTCCGTTCTTGCGCTTTGTCTCGTAGCCACGCTCCCCAGCGTCTGCGCGTGAGTGGTAAGTCTCGCCGTTGGCCTTCAGGTCTTCACGCTTCAGGCCGAACTTGTTGGCCACGTAGTCAATTGGGTGGACCCGCTTGCGTGCGCACCAAAGGATGTCTTCAAACTCGTCAGCATCGGGATCCCAGACCAGGTTGTCGATGGAGTCGAAGAAGCTGCCGGCAAACTTTGTTTCCGTGCCTGGTGGCTGGTACAGCTCATGCCACCAAACAGAGGCCCCCTTTATGAACGCCTCTTCGACGACCTTACGGGAGTGCTGCTTTAGGTTCAGCTCGTTCGGGGTGTAGTTCAGGTAGTCCTCCAGCAGTTTGCTGACGAGCTTGCGCCTCTCCAGCATCAACTGCTGCTGCTGGAGCATCTGCTGGTACATCTGCACTCCGGGGTCCGGCATCATCACCGGCTGGCCGTCAGGGCCGATAACCGGCTGCCCGTCAGGCCCCATCTGTGGTGTCGGGGGCTGTGGGAAGATGCCCAGCAGCTGCGGCCCGATGATCGGGTACTGCTTCGGGGTTACGGTGCGCGTCGGATTGCGGTGGTGGATGACGGCCGTAAAGAGACGCACAGCCTCCCAGACGCGGTTGACCTGCATCCGGAACTCGGGCGGGTCAATGCCGCGTGAGAAGTTTTTGAAATACTTGCTGCCCCACATCGCATCTGGATCGGAGCAGAAGAAGGACATAGCCTCCTCTGCGTCCTCGCTGAAGGGCTTCTTGTGCTTCTCAGCAAGGCGGATTTTCTCCAGCCACTGCTTACAGATGGGGCGCAGAGGGTTATCTTCCATGGAGGACTATTGTCCCTTTTTGGGCTGCAGCGCGGCCATCTTCTTCTCCAGAAGAGCCACTTTCTCGCTGAGCACGGAAAGTTGCGGATCACGCGGCTTGTGCTCCCAGGTGCCGTAGCGCTTCCACTCGGGAAACTCCTCCAGGCCGGGGTCGTCTTTGTGGTGGACGCTGGGGCGTTCGGAGCCGCCGTACCCCGGTGACACCACCCAGAGGATCACGGCACGCTTCCCGACCTGGCTCACCAGGCCGATGGCCGGCTCCGCGTCGGCGTGTGCGTAAAAGTGAACCCAGTCTCCGAGCTTTACTTCGGGCATATCGAATTCGGTCATTTCGTACTCACGGGTCCGAGGTTGACGCCTTTTTCTGTTTCCCGCTGGCGCCTTTTGCGGTCTTCCAACCATTTGACCCACCAAGGGTCCGGCCCCACCGATTTTGGCGGCGGGTAGTATTTGGGCTCGTATGCGCAGAGATACTCCAAGCACTGCACAGCATGGACGTCGCCGCGTGTGTACGGGACGTCCGTCACGTAGGTCACGCCGTTGACGTTGGTCGTCTTCTTGCGATACCGCTTTAGCTCACGGAGGAGATTGGGGCAGCTGCTCTCCAGGATTTTTAGCCCCACAGAGCCGTCGCCACGGATATGCATCATCTGGCGCACCAGGTTGGTGCGGGCCATGATGTCATCCGAGCCGGGGACGAAGTTGTGGTTGGTGGCGATGCTGCGAATCTTTCGCTTTTTTAGTTCCTCTGAGTACAACTCATGGGGCAACCGTCCTGAGCCGAGGTCACGCAGCGTGCCGCCGTGCATGTCCATCACAAAAGACCGAAAGACTTGGTTCTTCGCCTTCTTGGCAAACTCCTCTCCCCAGATAAGTGCGTTACAGTTGCGGATGTACAGCTCGTCGTAGATGAGCAGAAACGATTCGTCCGGTGGGACCGCCCCAAAGAGGCTCGCCATCACGGCGTGCCCGGGGTCGATAGAGACGTAGCGTGTCCAGTTTTCGGGGACTTGCGGCATCTCCTCTCGCTTCAGGATATGGACGGCCTGGTTGAACGTCGGGTACATCAACGTCGATTCGGTGGTGAACTCGCCCTCCGCTCGCATGCGGACTTCGTCTGCGCCCAAAGCGCTCCACCGTTCAATATTCTTACGCTTCTCCTCCTCATCGATAAAATTGTTATCTAGGAAGCGGAACGTGAATTTTTTGATAATAGGCTTTTCGACGCCCTCTTCAACGGCGCGGTCAGCGCGCTCGCACAGTCCGATAAGGGCGTCGTTCTTGGAGTGCGGCATAGCCGACCACACAAAGCGGCCTTTGCGGTCTGCCAGACGGGCCTGGGACTCGCCAACGAAGTTCTCGTTGTTAACATCTTCGTCGATCCAAATAAGGTCGGCTTGGTATCCCTGTGGCGGTTCGCCTTCAGAGGAGAAGCACCAGATCGTCCACCCGTTAACCAGCTCCACCTTGTTCAGGTAGCCAGCGTTCTTCAGAACCCAAGAGACTTCTTTGATCATCCTGGGTGGGATTAAGGGTGGCGCGGGTTTGCTTTTGGACTTGTCCTCGCCAGGGCGAAGAGATCGCCAGCCTCCCGTCTTCTCGTCTTTGACGATGCGAAACGCGCCAGCCTTCATAAGGATTGGGTAGATAACCAAACCAATGTGGGGCCAGTTCCTTCCGACAATCGCCAGGTTCCCGTCCTTCTCCGGGTACTTCCCATATGGATCGTTGCCCGTGGCAGCCCTCGCCGCTTCGACAGCAACCGCTAGGGTCTTGCCGCCTCGGTTGCCACCAAGCACTATCCTCTCCGAGGCTAGGCATGAGTGAAACTCCTCTTGGTGCGGCATGGGTTCGTACAGCCGGAGCGCCTCCAGTTTTCTGCCGTGGAGTTCGGCCTGCACTTCCCGCAGCTGCGAGAGTGCGTGTGTCGTCAAACCGAGGTCAACTGGGGCGTCCGGTTTTTTTGGCGGCGGTACTGGAGGATGCTTTCTCACTCCACTCTCCGCACTTCGTTTTGTGTTCCGTCAGCGGGAACTTCCCGAGCCACTGGCCTGGATGCATTTGCGGGGGATACCTGTGGCATTCCCCCACCTGCGGGTTCAGGGGCCGCCAGTGCCGGCAGTTTTCGCACATCCGTAGCATTGATGGTGATCGCCGCCTCCAGTAAGCGTTGCTTGAGTTCGTCTTCCAACTCTTCCTCGGACCACAACTCCAGAGGCTTCTTGGCACCACCCATGGCCGTGTTTGCACTTGTCAGCCGCACCATGGTGTCCAGCATCTTTGTTCGGAACGCCCCGCCTGGTGCAGCGTCGTAGAACTGCTTCATGTAGATGTTGGCGAAACCACGGACGCCGCCGCAGTATTCCATCAACACCTCCAATAGCTCCGATGAGTGCGGCACGTTTGCGCCGCCAATGCGAGCGGACGCAATGAACAAATCCACTGCGCCCTTTTCGATTTCCTTTAGCCGGGCCTCTCGCTTCTTCTGCTTACGGCCGTTCTCATGCTTACGCCGGCAGGCTTTGCAGCGGGAGTGGAACCCATCCTTGGACTTGTGGAAATGCTCCGCAGTCTCAGGAAACGACTTCTTGCACTGTATGCAGGTTTTGTTCGACATATCTCTTCAGGTCAGCCTCTGGCTTAACGTCGACAATCCGGCAACACCCGTTGTGCTTCGATCCCCAGGCCATCTGCAGTTTCTGGCCGACGTCCGCCGCATTCATCACTACCGGCTTGCCGACGCACTTGGGCTTCCAGTGGCCCGCCCAGGCATCCCAGTTACACAGTACCGGGTTGTAGCCGAGGGTAGTGGTGCCTGTGAGCGACAAGTCCCGCGTCATCGTTACGTCCTCGGTGGACGCCTTGTCGGCCGCATACTGATCCCGCCACTCGTAGTAGAACCACGGGTTGTCGGCTGCCCCCTTAGGCTCCGTGATGTCAAAGCACCGCATGTCATAGATGATCAGACCCGTGGGGAGTGCCGCGCACTCTTGGATGCCGCTCATCTTCACGGCGGTGTGTCGGTCGTACATCTCCAGCTGGAAGTCCGGGTTGGGGTTTTCGTTCTGCTGGTTTTGCCAGCGGAACACATAGACGCATTCGTTGGGCGGCGGGCCACAGTAGGGCGCACCGATGCACACCGGACCCTTGCTGTAGTGGTCGACGATGTAGTCGAAAGATGATTGGAAGAACGGCTTGGCGTCAGGGTGGCCGGCGTTGATGTCTGGCTTCATATCACTGTCGATCATCACCAAGACGTCCACGCCGAACTCCCGCGCCATAAGCACGGCGCGGTTGCGAGTCATAGTGATCGGTGTGTCAGCGAGGTTCCAGACGCGGATGTTGTCGACACGCGGGTCTTTAGAGATGTCCGCAATGAGCGGCACCATCCACTCCCGGATGTCGGGAACTTCGGAGGATATACCTCCGTTGCCACCGTAAGAGAACGTGCAAAAGCCGACGTTAAACTTTGGTTGCTGCATTAAGTTCACCTGTTGGGGGGCTTGGTGAACCAGTGTATAGACTAACGGAAGAGCCCCGCAAGCGGGTTGCGCCAGCCATCCGCCGCCATCTGCTGGGCGTTGTTGTATAGAGACTGGAAGTCAAACTGGGGTGGTCTGGGGGCCTGCGTGCCGAGTCCTTCGGCCTGTTGTCGCATAAGCGAATTATTGATGTTGTAGATAAAGGCATCCCGCGTGTTTGTGTCCATCTGTGGCATGGTGAACTGGCGGGCCGGCGCCTGGGCAGTGCGTGTGGGCGGAACTGCGGGTAGGCCGCCCGGCTGCTGGTAAGCGCCGAACGCTGGGCTCGCCTGTCCCTGCCGCCGCTCGCCAGTGTTTTGCTTGGGCCTGGGAGGGCTGTACGCACCCAAAGACGTCTGCTGCTGTCGGCGAGGCGAACGAGCAAAAGCAGTTGTTGGGCCGTAGTTCTTAAACAGGTCAAACGGATTCTCGTCGTCTCGCCATCCCTGGAGGCTCACCTTCCGTCCGCCAGCTGGCTTCTGGCCCGTCCCTTTGTCGTCCCGCCATCCTTGGATGTTCATTCCTTGGCCGGAGGCAGGCTTTTTGCCTGTGCCCTCGTCGTCTCGCCACCCTTGGAGCGTGATCATCTGTCCTCCTGCTGGTCTGCGACTGTGTCCGTGCCGGTGCCTGTGCCGTAAATCATCCGAAGGCGTTCCATGTCAGCCATGGTTTCGTACGCCCGGACGGCTTCAATCAGTTGGCGTATGTAGTCCAGATTCTGTATTGCCATAACGAAAGAGCCCCGGCTAGTTTCCCAGCCGGGGCTCCCCCCGTAAGCCCCGGTTGAGGGCAGTTTTTAACGACCCAGTTTAACGATGGCGAGAACGTCGTCGTCAGCTGCGGTGGCAGACGAAACAGCCACAGCGACCAGGCCAAGGGCGGCTGCAGCTTCGGTGCCGGTGGCTGTCACGGCCTTACCACCAGTGGACGAGTCCGTTGCCCCGCCAGCCACTGCCGTGTTGGCAACGAGCAGGTCGCCTACAGCGACAGCCTCGTCCACGGTCAGTTCACTTGGCCCGTCGACAGTCACCCAGAACACATCATTGGCCACCACGCCCGCAGACGACAGGTGCTCGTCCGTGATGCCGGCAGGCCGGTCGTTGGTAAGCCGGGTGTATTCGTCGACAGCGGTGTAGCTGCCGGTGACGAACTTCACCATACGCTTGCCATACAGTGTGACCCCCGAGCTGTTCCGCACGGCGATGCAGGTCTTCACCCGGTTGCTACGAACCTGACCCGTTGTGGGATCGACGTCAGGAAACTGCTTTACCGTGCCGACCCAGCCAGTGCCGTCGTCGGTAGACGACACGCCAAGAGTCTGCCCAAGCCCAAAGGGCGGATCATTCACAAAGCTCATTTCTTACTTTCCCCTTTATTAGGCAAGGCTGGTGAGTTTGAAGAAGTTACGCGGACTCTTAAATTTCAGGTTGCCGAGATGGCTGACAACATACCTATAGGCTTGCGTCACCTCGTCGTAGAACGGCCCCTCCGACGTCAGGAGGTTGCCCTCCATGCAGAGGAGTTCGATGTTGCCGACCGCAAGGCCGTAGCCGGTGTTCGCCGGCACACTACCTTCGGCCGAAATTTCCACACCGTCCAGCTCAAATACGTCTGTGAAGCCATAGCTCCGCAGACCGTTGGTGCGACTGACGATCACACGCTCCTTGGCGTCCAAGGCATTCAGCATGTCGATGAACAGCCGGCGAGCCAGGAGCACCATGTCGACCTGGTCCTCAGCGGAATCGTTTCGGCGAGTCTGATGAATCGCCTCACGCACCGCCTTGGTGCAGTTAGCTGCCCAGGTGGTGTCACCGAAGTAGGACGAGGTGTAGTTGACGATGACCGGAGAGAAGAAGTCGAACTCCGGATCGGCTTCACCATTCGGCCACACGCCGCTCACCTGAGAGCCACCGTACGCACCGAGCGTGGTCGAAAGACCAGCATAGGTGTCATTCGGATAGCCGAACGGGTCAGCTGCGTTTGCCGTCCGCTGGGCACCAGTGCCAACAGTGATCGTACCGTTGGTCCCCATAAACGATTCAATGCCGTGGAACTTCAGCTCGTTGCCGGCAGAGTAACCGTCCTGGACCCACTGCTTGGCGAGATGCTGCTGCATGGAGGTGATGAGGCGGCTGGACATCTTGCCGGCCACGTTCACCAGCGCCTGGGCGCTACGATTCTCCAGCATCTCCTTCTTGTAGATGGCATCCGTCGCCTGGTAGCCCCGGTACTCCAGCTCTGCTTTCTTCCACAGGTTCTGGCGTGCAAAGGACCGTGGCGACTCGCCATTGTTGCCCTGCGGGCTGTGGTTACGGTACTGGATTTCCCAGTCGAAACCTCGGCCTGCCATGTTCATCCGAACCTGGCCGGCACCCTCCAGCGCTGCAAAGAGCTTGTACTTCCGGAGGGAAGCGATCTCTTCCTCACGCAGGTGATTAACGATTGTGGTGGCGATTGACCTCGCCCAATCAGTCGAACTAGCCATTTGCTAAAACTCCATCTTCAGAGAGTTGGTTGCGAAGTCGATCCTCAAACGTCAACCTCTGCTTGGGGGCACGCGGTTCAGCGGCACCCGCACTTCGGTTTGGCGCCCGTGTGGCTCTCTCACGGAGAAACGCCATGTTCTGCTGTTCAACCGGGGGCTGCTGGGGCATTGGCTGTGGAGGTGGTTGCTGCGACATCTGCTGGTAGCGAAGGTTCAGTAGGTCACGCTGCAGCATGCCGGTCGCAAACTTCCAGCGGGCCTCGGGAGACTGAATGCCCATCTGCTGAGCTTGGCTGATGTACGCCTGGATCGCTTGCCCCTCACGGGTCACGTTACCCTGCTGGTCGTACAGCCAGTCGGCATTCTGCTGCTCCAAGGACTGAACATAGTTTTGGGCCTGATAGCCGCTCAAAGCGTTGTTGACTAGCTCTTCCGCCTTCTTCTGAGCTACCTGTTCGATAAATGGCGAAAGAGTTGCCTCTGGGTCGGTGACGAACCGCCGTGCAAAGTCGGCCGTGTAGGATTGGTACTCACGGAGGGCGGTCTGCGCTTCCAGTGGCGCGTCTTGACTGATCACCTCCCTTCCGGTTTCGGGATCACGGACGATGTAGCTCTTCCAGGTGTCTTTCACCTGGGGTGGGTTCCACCACTTTGGCGGCTCTTCAGGCTTTGGTCGGTTGGCTTCTGCCTGCTGCTGCTTCCATGCCTCGTACTCACGCTGATTGCGGAGGTACTCCTGGGCGTAAGGAACAACCTGCTGGTATTGCTGGAGCTGGCGCTGCGCTTCCTGCATGCCCGTGTAGGACTGGTACAGGTTGCGTGCAATGTCTACGTCGTCCTTGCCTTCAAAATCCGGCAAAGACTTAAAGGCGTCGTAGATGGAGCCTTGCTGTTCCGGCGCAGCGGCCTCAGCGACAGGGGCCTCTTGGACCTCTGGAGCTTCAGGTGCGTCAACGATGTTTTCTTCTTCTTCAGCCATTTTGTTGCTCCGGGGTACGGGGTGTTAAGGGTTATATGTCCTATGTTTCCGATTTTGTTTCCATTTTTTTTATTCTGCTTGCGACCACGGAGGTGCGCCGGCAGCGCGTGAGCCGCCGTACAGCGCGCCAGTAAGGGCGTTGTCCGTTGCCAAGTTGCGTGCCGCGTCCACTGCGTTCCTCCCCCGAAGCGCCTTCAGCGCTCGTATCGCTCCCCCATCGGGGTCAATGAAGTTGTCCAAGACGATGCCAGTGACATCAAGTGCGGTGCCGGTCGGCGCACCAAGCTCCTTCAGTGCTGTCGCAGTGCCACGCATGCCCCACCGGTCGCCCACGTCCCCCATGGCCTCCTCGGCCACATACCGGATGGACGCCGGGTTTTGCATGTAGTAAGGGCTGTCGAAGCGGAAGCTTCCGACTGCGTCTTCGTAGGCGTCTGCCTCCTTAGAAAACGTGCCTTCTTTCAGGAATCCCGGAACCCCGAAAAGCAACGTGTCTGCGTTCTTGGCGAAGTCGTCAGCGGCACCTTCACTCCCGACCGCCATGCGGAACGCATTCACCGGGCCGCTTGTCGTTGCGTCCCAGTATCTCAGTCCTTCTGCAACGGGGTGACCGGAATGCGTTAACCAGTTGACGTTCTGGTATCTACGTGGAGGCCTGTCGGTTCGCTGCAGTATGCCTGGCTGCAAAGCCCACCTTGGGTTTGCCTTGTAGTACTCCAGGTAGCCTGCTGGGTCTTCGTTCTCTAGCGCCTGCAGCCGGTTAATGAGAGCGTTATGACGCACGGACTGGTCGTACTCGTCGTCGCTAACGGCACGCTGGAGAACCGGCGGGACTAGCGTCTGGTACTTGTCCTCCAGTTCACGCGGGGAGTTTGCAGGCGTGGATCGCGGCAGGGATCGAATCTCTTCGACTGCGTCCCGCACCTTCGCTTCCATGTCAAACGATGACGGGAAGCCGTCCACAGGGCCAAGCATGTAGACGCCGTCTCTGGTTATCCAGTCGCCTGTCGGTTCAGCCATCTA